CGCTGTTCGGTGAGGAGGCAAAGCAGCCTGAGCCGCAGTGCGCCTTCTGCAAGACGGGGACTATCAGCCACCGCGACGGGCGCTGCTGGGTCTGCCGCCGCGCGGGGCCGAAGCCGAAGTCCAAGAAGGAGAGGTGGGAGGATGCCATAGCGCGGAGAGTGGATCAGCTGCGCCGCGATCCCTACGGCAACTCAGGCGGGGCCCACGCCGTGGAGCCGCCGCGGCGCAGGCTGAACAGGCCGACCGACCCATACGGCAACCCACTGCGGCACGACGGCGTGGGCTGGACCTACGACGAGGTCATGTTTGGGAAGGCGCGACGATGAGCAGAGACGAAGACCTATTGGCCGAGGCCCGCAGAGTGGCGGCCCGGATAGACCACCACTACGCCATGGCCCGCACAAACGTAGACGACCAGATGGGCCACGTCAACGCCGCACGCGCCTTAGAGCCGCGGCTGCGGGAGCTGACGGCCCAGCTGGGCCTCTAGAAGCTCCGCGACTTGGGCACGTAGGCCTTGTTGCGGGCGCGGTAGCGGGCCTCGTCGGCGACGTGGTCCTCCGCGTCCGTGTCGACGTCGTCCAGGTCCTTGTCGCTGCGCGGCAGGACCGGCAGCTGCTCCACCGCGGCCTTGCAGGTGCGGAAGAAGTACATCCCCGGCTCCTCGCGCGGCCCAGGGAGGGGGTTGCCCTCGACGTCTAGGTGCAGCGCGCCCCTCAGCATCTTGCGGAGCTGCTCCCAGCCCTGCTTGCGGCTGCCGGGGGACTTGTCGGCCAGCTCCCAGTCGACCCCCTCGTCCTCCATGTCCTGCCGGACGGTCGGGCCGTTGTCGCTGCTGTCGATCGCAGCGTCGGCGACCCCCGGCCAGATGCGCGTGGCGACCAGTCCGCCCTCGATCATCTCGGCCTCGCGCTTCTTGATCCCCTTGGCGACGTCGGCCGCGCCCATGCGCAGCCCCTCGTTCGCGTGGATCGGCGAGCAGCCGTACCACTCGGCGATGCGGAACAGGTCGCCCCTCACGGTGTGCCTCAGGTTGCCCTTGGAGTCCACGTAGGGGCTCCCGTCGCTCTCCGCCCACCATCCGACCGAGAAGGGCTTGGAGGAGCCCCAGTCGAGGCTCCTGTCGACCCTCCAGGTCCTGGGAATGCGGAAGGGCTCGACGACGTGGACCTTGCTGTCCCAGACGTCGTCCAGCATGCCGCCTGCGACGATGTCCCAGCTGCCGTGGAGCCACGCCGCGATCTCGGCCTTGTTGCGCGCCGATGCCCGCAGGCGGCTGACGTACTCGGGGTCGGCGTCGAGGAGGATGCGGTTCTCCTTGAGGGCACCGTGCACCGCCATCCGCGGCGGCTCGGGGTTGCCCTCCTGGTCCACCGCGTCCGTGATCTCGATGCCCCTGTGGCTGGGCAGGCGGAAGCGCTTCTTCACCCAGTTGTGGCCGGGGCCGTAGGGGTTCGTGGTGGCGCGGTACTTCCTGGGCATGGCCGGATTTGTCGAGCGGCAGCAGGACATCATCTTGCGGTAGAGCCCGTCGTCCGGCCAGGTCGTGACCTCCTCCCAGCCGATCCAGGGGTAGGCGTGGCCGTGGTACTTCCAGTAGTCCTGCATGACGCGGGCGTGCCGCAGCATCAGGACCTCGCCGTCGGGGAAGGTCCAGGTGTAGTCCGACTTGTTGAAGGAGGCCCCCGGCACGATGAGCGGGAACCACTTGAGCGTCTTGTTGACGACGTCGGAGAGCTCTGGGTAGGTGCGGCGGAAGAGCACGCCGCGCCACTCGCGGCCCCAGCCGACGCCCACGTCCTGGAGGAAGTCCATGAGCAGGCAGTCGGTCTTGCCGGGGCCTCGGGTCCCCTCGTAGAGGACCTCGAAGATGGTGCTCTCCAGGAACACCTCCTGGGAGCCGCGCTGCGCCTGCCATGCGGTGGGAGGCGCGCCGTCCTCGTCCTCGGGAGGCAGGTCGTCCTCGTCCGAGTAGAGGTCGATCATGTTACGGCTTCGCGATCGCCAGGCCGTGGCCGGGGCGGTAGGCGCCCTGGAGGGGGATGTCGCGCGGGGCCACGCGGACGACGTAGCTGCCGGTCGCGAGGCCCGTCAGCACGGCGCTGATGCTGCCGTCGGCCTTGGAGGCCTGCGCGTCGACGGCCAGCGTGTGCGGCTGCCCTGGGCGGTCGGAGGCGGCGGGGAACGCGAAGATGCGGACCTGCAGGCCGTGCGGCGCCTTGGCGGTGACTGTGTTCGTGCCCGAGTTGTAGGCGACGTCGCGGATCAGCTTGCCCATGGGTCCTCCTGGAAGCGGCTATGGCCCGCACCGATGCCCCGAGGGGGGCGCCGGTGCGGGCCATTGCTCAGTGCAGGGTCGAGGTGTAGGTCTCGTCGTAGAAGTCCTCGCAGTGCTCGGGGTCGCACGGGAGGCCGTCCTCGTCGAGCACGTCGCACTCCTCCACGGCGAAGACGACGGCGAAGCCATCGCCGTCGACGAGGACCACGAAGCCCTCGCCTAGGTGCTCGACGCCGAGGCCGGTCGGGTGGGCCCCTCCGGCGATGGGCGCCCTCCTAGCCAACGTCCGGAGCGCCGCCGACCGAAAGGTCCTGCGCCTCGCCCTCGAGCATCCTGCAGGCCGCATCGATCGCCGCCTTGGCGCACTCGGAGGGGTCCAGGGTGTCGCCGAAGCGCTCGCACATGTCCTCGGCCGCGGCGCCGGCCATGGCGCCGGCCTTCTGGACCAGCTGCATCCGCGAGGATGGGACCGACGCGGCGGGGAGGCGCAGCTGCCTGCCGGCCCCGGGGCGGACGGCGCTCATGACCCTCACGACCAGGCTGCCGTCCGCGTCGCGGCCGACCTTCACCTCGCCGTACGTGGCCGTCGTGGCCCTGCGGTCCTTGTCCCAGCGCCTCTGGTCCCACTCCAGGACGACCTTGCCCCTCACCTCGATGGTCAGGTACCTCATGTCCGGGCCGGCCGACTTGGGGTCGACCTGCAGGGGCTGGCGGTAGGCGAGGACGTAGCCCTCCTCCTCGTCGGCCGTGATGACCATGGGGTAGTGGACGCCGTCCACCGTGACGGCCTTGAGCCCAGCAGGCGTCCTGCCGAAGGCCCTGTCCTGGGGGTCGATGCTGATCCTCATGCCGAGATGCCTCCCCACTCCTGCCCGATGAAGGCCGAGCCGCCGTCTAGGTCGCCTCCCCAGCCCTGGATGTCGTCCTTGATGGGGTCCATGCTCAAATCTCCCGCTCGCTGTGGGTCCGTCTCACGCGGACGAGCCTACCGCCCTTGGCCATCAGCTCGAGGCCCTCGTGTGGGCGGTAGACGCCGGTGCGCCCGTGGGAGCAGCCCCTCGGCAGGGCAGCCACAAGCAGCAGCGCCCCGAGGGCCAGGGGTATCACTGCCCCACGCCCCTGGTCGGCAGGCGGACGCGGCCCTGCTGCACGAGGAGGCGGAGCGTCTCGAGGGCCTCTCGCCTGTCCTTGGGCGGAGGCCTCAGCATGGGGTTCGTGGGCCGCCTGTCGGTCATGCTAGGGGGTCCTCCTTCTTCTCTCGGTATTCCGCCTGCTGGTCCTTGGCGTACTGGGTCCGCTCCTCGGGGGTCGCCGAGCGCGTGACCTTGAGGACGCCGCCGCTGCGGCCTCCGCCCTGCGGCCTGCGCTCGGGGCCGCCGTACCAGTCGGGGTCCTTGCTGCCGATCAGCCTGTCCAGCATCTTGCTGTCGTACCTGGTGACGTAGCCCTTGATGCCGTCCTTGCCGAAGACGGGCTCCTGCCAGCCGTGCACGCCGCGGCGGAACGCCTCGGCCTTGAGTATGTCGAGGCTGACGGCGGCCGCATAGTCCATCTGCTCGCGGAAGGCGGGGTCGGCGCGGCGGAGCGACTTGGGGATCGAGGGGTGCCAGCCGGCCTTGGAGGCCGCGTAGGTCATGTTGCCGGTCTGGCTGTACACCTTGATGAAGGTCTGCCTCCGCCTGTAGCTGAGGACCTCGGCGGCGGTGCCCTGCCGGATCGGGCTGTAGGCGAGCTGGCCGGCGCGCTTGCGGACGTCGGCGAAGTCGGCGCCGAAGCCGAAGTCGGGGTCGTCCCCCGCCATGACCTCGGGGTCGGCGGCGGGCCGCTCCTGCGGCAGGCTGCTGGACGCCAGCG